CAAAATTCTGCTTCTCTTAATTGATCTGCATCATAAAGGACTTCATGTCCTAAACTTTGAAGGTGTGTAAGACCAGCAAAGAATCTACTGTGTTCATATGTTAATCCATCTGCAACACCAGTAAGAGAATTAGTGAATGAGTTGCGATTTTCTGTTGGAGCGAAATACGGAATAATGCTTCTGCTGAAAAAAATCTCGGGTGTGATTTCTTTCTGTTCAACTGTAATTCGTATCTTCTTTATCGTATTTGAGGTGGTCAAATCAGCAGATTCAGTAGCAATCGTGATGATACGATACTGATTTAAGAATCCATCTAGATTTCTTTCTGCTGTTGATGACATTTACTCGTCCGTTAGTTCTCTAAAGGTTAGATCAATTTCGCGAATGAGACCAGAGGTTCTTACTGGTCCGAAAATATAAGACTTCGTCTGAAAGATTAGTGAGTGTGTGATTAATCTCCGTTCGTTCAAGTCGCCTTCGTAATCCTCAACGCTATTAATCGAAGAAAGGATAATTGGCACATCCACTTTTCTATCTAGTTCTGTAAAGTTCATACTTATAGTGAAGTCGGGGGTGAAATAGGGCAATATCTGCTCTATGATTTGATATCCATCATCAATGTTTCTATTCATGATATTCAGAGTAAACTCTATGTTGTATGGTACTTCACTGTAAGCATATGATATTGTGCTGTCATTTTCATCCCGAACAGAATATACCTTGTTCAGGCTATTGAGTTTTCTGTTGTTGTCATAGACCATAGAAGAAATTTCAAACGACATTCTCGGAAGAATGTTTTCAAAACTTTTTCTAGCAGGATCTGCTTCGTCGAGTTCTCTGATCTTCCGCACAAACTTTTCCTTTGGTCCATACGAGATCGGAACCTTTATCTTCTTTTGTTCTGTGCCATCAGCCTCTTTGCGCGAGATGTATATCTCATTGAACAACGAGCCGAATGCAACTACTAACTTCCGAATGCTTCCGTGGTAGAAATAGCGAAACATCAGTAATTGCCCTCACTGAAAGGATCTTTATCGGTGAAGTCAATTATGTTCAACTTGGCGCGTTCCTTTTCTATATCACCGCCATCATCAAGATTAGCATTGATATACTTCTTTTCAGTTGTGGTGATGGTTTCATAATCAGCGGATGCATTTGATTGCTCTCCTCTGAGTCGCGCCAATGTTGACGGGGTTCCTGTTTCAGTATGAACTTGAACGGTATTAACGAGAGCGTTGAAGTTGAGAATAGTTGCAGTCCAAGATGCGGAACCAAGACACGAACCTTGATATATCTTCTCCCCTTCGTAAAACGCACCACAAACACCGCTGATTGTAAACTCTCTAACATTGGTGACAAGTTGAGTTTCGACATCATCAACCTCTTTGATCTCGGTATCCATCTGCTCACCAGAGTATCTAAAGAGTTCGCATGAAAGTTCATATGCAAAGAATGAATTTCTACTACCAACATATTTCACTTCATATAGACCACCATACTCAGGGAAATAGATAAGATCGCCTTCTTGTGGGGATGTGTCGGTTCCATACCTCGCGGCTTCCTCAGAAAATCTTTTCTTGGAAACCATCAAATTAACAGAATCTTGTATGTTGATTCCAAACTTGTCCATTAACTTGTTCTGAGATTCAAAGAACTCGTAATTGGAAACAAACATTTCCACCTGAAAACTTTTGGTGAATTTAGATACAGGATCTTCACCAAAGAGATTGTCTAGGTTTTGAAACTTGCGGAAGATATAATGCACATCAAAGCCATAGATCTTGATCTGTTCAACAACAAGTTGCTCAAACAAATCAGATTCGCGAGACGAGACTTTGAAGTAATTATTTCGTGCCATCAGCCCACCATGAAATCCGTTGGTAGTTCGTACTTACTTTGCACAGTATCCTCAATCTTGGTAAGTTCCACCATCGCATCGTTGTACATGTCGCGAGCATCGAATTGCATTCCTCCAGGCAATGCAATATTTGAGAACTTACTTAGATTGGCTGCCCATTGTCGTTTAATGAGTGCTGTGACATATTGCTTCAGGAGAATATCGTTGTATATCTCAGGATAAGTTTCTGGATTCAATGCAACATAGGCTTGAACTAGTATCTTGTCGCCAACCTCAAAAGATTCAGACCAATCCGTGTTTATCTTGAGTTTGTTGGTGACTCTGCTGAAACTAATGCTTTTTTCAGGACTCAAGAATTGTTGTAACAACGAGAGATACTGCTTTGTCGTGTCGTAGTATGATAGATTCGATGTACCTGTGAGGAATCCGTTAAAGTAATCGTTAAGCATCAACTGATATTGAACACTGAACATTCCGCTCTGAACAGACTGATCGACAATGAATATCTTGGTCACGCTTATAATATTGCCACCACTAGATCCAGTAGAAATACTGTTGGTGTCAATATATTTGTTGTTTACATCTGTTTGTGTGATAATGTATGGAACATAGACTTCTTCGACTCCGTCAAAGTGATATTCGGAGAAGAATTGAATAGCATCATCAATGCGATCTTCAACTTGAGCATCATCGACATTTATTTCAATGACAGGAAAGCCAAGCCGACGAAGGGCATAGTCTTTGAGATCTTCGCGTGATGTTATTGCCATTTCTACCTCCTAGCATTTCGAAGATGTTCAATATGCTTTTCGTCTATCTCTCTCTGTTGTTTACAGAGTTTTATCTGTGCTTTGTTCTTTAAGATATTCTCACCAAGATCATATGGAATACTCAAGCCAACTTGAGTCAAACCATCAGATTTATAATGTTTCTTGCCGTCATAATAATGAATAGTATCTTCTACAACGTATTCCGAAAATACTGCCTGAACATCTTTAACGGAGAAAACTTCTCCATCAATAATAAAGATATCACCAATACGCTTAAATCCAGTTATCATGGTGTAAATATTTCGGGTTCTTCTGATACAAATAGCACTTGCTTCGTACCACCGCTCGTCTTTCCGTTTTTAACCCCGCTCTTTGTTGTTGCTGCCACCATTTCTCTCTTGACTGATCTATATTTTTCATCAAGTCGAGCATAGTAATCAAGCAAATCAAGACGAAGATTACTTATCTGTTGTGCAGTCAGCATTCGATCAAAATTCAATCCATCGGTAAATCTATAACTAGATAAGCATATTCCTTGGGTGGCAAGCAACCCACTAGTCAAAATATAATTTAATGTGTTGTTATCAAATGGATTTATAAACAACGAATTATACGAGCCTGATGTGTAACCGTATGAATCGCCTTGTGAGAATAATCTACCAAATGGATTTCGTCCCAATAGAGTATCAAAAGCATTACCAGATGAGCCTCTATTTCCATAAGCACCCTGAATTAGTTCAGATCGCTCAAGCATGTTTTCGAATTTGACGTTGGTGTTATAGTGATTAATGAAATCTTGAAGAGTCAAAGTACTATCCGTAATCGACGTTAGATTGAACGAATAGTCGTAATCAACAGCATTTCCTAGTGTTGTACCAAGTGGAAATGGGTTAAAGTATCTTCTTGAGATGGGACCATATGCAAGAGAAAATCCTGTAGCATCAGCATATGCAGTGACGCCAGTCAACCCTCTTTGATGCCGATATACATCACGAACGCCAACACTTGCCGTCGTTGCAAGACCAACATTTCCAGATGGTAAGAAAGTGAGATCAGTTAGTCTAGAAACGATGCCCACCAAGTAATCTGTGCTTTCTGCAAAGAAAGCATCATACCCATCAAGGTTATTGAAGTTCATTACAAAGCAAATATCTTGTGAAGTGTGACTGAATCCCGCAAGAGTTGGGACTCCTGTAAGTGTATTACCACCATATGGGTAGAAGCCATACGCTGAAACAAATCCGCCTGTACTGTCTGCATCAAATACTCGCAACGAATCTAGATAGCCATCAAATGACTCTGAGCCGCTATGGTTGTTTCCGATATAAAGCCCGGACGTATTGTTGTTCTCGGGAATTAAAGTAAATCCCCCGCTAACAGTAAATTTCTTTATATTATTGAAATATCCGCTGATGTCATAACTAGAACCGGATGCGTTGGTCTTGATTAGAGATACTGCAACATGATTCCAAGCATTTAAACTTATTCCGGCTGAGTTAACGATATTTTGTGTTTGATTGAACCCTGAAGTCGTTCCGTTTGTTTGCCACACAAATTGAAGTTGAGT